GCGCTCTTGCACTAAATGCAGCCATGGTTTTTCGACTTACGAAATTCTGGCTTCTGATTACGCCTTCCTGCAGGCTACCCGGAATTGGATAAAGGAATCAGAAAAGGCAACCGTTGCCGTTGAGGAGACTGCACAATGATGAAAATCATGCCAGTAGGGTATGATCATGCGCGCGTCTTCATCAAAGAATTCCATTATTTAGGTACGCTACCAAAATCAGTAAAAAGAAACTTTGCCCTTTTTGTTGATGGGAATGTTCATGCGGTGGCTTGTTATGGGCCTATCCATGCTCCGAAACTTCCAAAAGGTCTTATGGAACTTAGAAGGCTTGCAAAGCGAGAAGGATCAGAGATTGTTTTGTCGAAATTCTTATCAGGAACGCTCAGACAATTAAAGAAGGAAGGGATTCTTGGCGTTCTATCTTGGGCTGACCCGGAAGCGGGTCACCACGGTGGAATCTACCAAGCAACAAATTGGATTTACAGTGAGCCGAACAGCTACAACTGGAACAGCCATTTCATTGATGACACGGGGAATGTTGTTGATCACCGTCAAGCATTCAAACGTTTCGGAACTTCTTCAAAGAAGAAGATTCTGGAAATAAATCCAACATGGAAATCTTTCCTCCCAAAAATGAAATTTCGTTATTTGATGCCTCTAAATGCAGATGCGAACGACCTACTATCGAAAATGAATGCGAGGCGAATGCCATACCCTAAGCCTGACATTGAAGGGCCGCGTCCGTTTCGTATCCCAGGAAAATTTAGAAAAGAGAAACACAAATGAGCGCTCGCATCCGAACCGGCTACAGCTTCCGAACCGCAGTCGGGAGAATTGAAGACGTAATGGCGCGCATTAAGGCGATCGGCCTGACGCACGCGCCGATAACCGATACCGCATCAACGTTCGGCTACGTTAAGTGGCGCAAGCTGGCAAAGAAGAACGGCCTTCGGCCGGTGTTCGGCGTCGAACTCGCCGTGACCAATTCTATCAACGAAAAGAAGCCAGCGATCGATTATTGGACATTCATCGCGAAAGATTCGCTTGTTCCGATTAACGAGCTAATTGCGCTGGCAACAACGCAATTCCGATATCAGCCGCTGCTGACGCGGGAGCAAGCACTGGCGCGCAACGACGTGTTCACTATTATGGGCTATCGGGCGGACTTCGCCGCGATCGCAGCACGAGAGGATTTGTTCTTTGGCCTTGGCCCGTCGCTCACGAAGGGACAGCTTAAGCGGGCAATCGAGGCGGGGCATATGCCGATCGCCGTTAGCGATAACCGTTATCCCGAAGAAGGGCAGCAGGGGTTCTATGAAACGGTATGCGGCCGCAACGCTTCAACACAGAGCTTTCCGCAGTGGATTATGTCTGATGGGGAATGGAGAGAAAATTGCCTGTCTCGTTTCGGGAGAGACGCAGGCGATATTTGCTGGGACGGGCTAGGCCACCGTCAGGACATCTTTGACAACTCCACCGCCGATCTCGTGCCCGCAGAGATGGTCCACCCGGAGCGCCCCGCATCGTTGGAGCAAATGTGCCGGGAAGGGGCGGCAAAGCTAGGGGTTCAGGGCAAACTCAATACGCCGGAATACGCGGCGCGGCTGAAGCGCGAATTGGACCTGATCATTGAGAAGGGGTATGAGGATTACTTTTATCTGGTCGCTGACATTTGCCAGTGGGCGCGTGAGCGAATGATCGTCGGTCCGGCGCGCGGTTCCTCTTGCGGCTCGCTCGTGTGCTACCTGCTCGGTATCACGACGGTTGATCCTATACCTTACGGGCTGATCTTCGAGCGCTTTATCGACATCAACCGATCAGACATGCCTGATATCGACATCGATTTTCCTGAGCATCGGCGCTCGGAAGTGTTCGAGTATATCGCGCAAAAGTACGGACGCGAAAAGGTCGCGCGACTCGGCACGGTCGCGATGTATCAGCCGCGATCAGCGCTGAAGGAGACGGCAGGGGCGATGGACATTGCGCCTTGGCTGCTGGACAAGGTGACAGACGCGATTATCGAGCGCTCCTCCGGCGATGCTCGCGCTCTGCAGGCTACCGAAGACACGCTAAAGGATACGGAAGCGGGCCGGGAGTTTATCGCGAAGTATCCTGAAATATTAATGGCGACAAAGATGGAGGGGCATCCGCGACACGCCGGGCAGCACGCCGCAGGGATAGTTATCACTGAGCATCCGGTTCAGCAGTACGTGGCGATTGACCGGCGCACGGGCGCGACGATGTGCGATAAGAAAGATGCAGAAGAGTTGAACCTGCTGAAAATTGACGCGCTCGGGCTAACCCAGCTTTCGATTTTCGAAAAGGCGCTAGACTTAGCGAAACTCCCGCGTGAGCATTTGCAGACGATAACGCTGGACGATCCAGCGGCGTTCGCCGTGCTGAACGACGGCAAATATTCCGGCATATTCCAGTTCAACGGACTCGCGCTGCAGTATATCGCAGGAAGCATTAAAACCGGATGCTTAAACGATATCGTGGCAACAACAGCGCTTGCCCGTCCAGGGCCACTCAACAGCGGCGCGGCGGATCGATGGATTAAGGTTCACAACGGGCAAGAGAAGGAAACCTATCCGCATCCGCTACTCGAACCGCATCTTAAGTCAACTTTGGGCGTGGTCATTTATCAAGAGCAAGTGATGATGATCGGGCGGGAACTAGGGGGATTGTCTTGGGAGGATGTTACCGCGCTACGCAAGGCGATGTCAAAGTCTCTCGGCGAAGAGTTCTTCGGGCAATACCGAAAGAAGTTCGTGGACGGTGCAGTCGCGAACGGAATGCCGGAAGATATCGCCGCGCCGTTTTTCGATGATCTATCCGCGTTCGGTTCGTGGGCGTTTAATCTCTCACACGCGCTCGCTTACGGTATGATCAGCTATTATTGCTGCTGGCTAAAGGCTCATTATCCGCTAGAGTTTGCCGCCGCAACACTGAACTATACGGACTCGCCAGAAACCCAAATTAAAATCCTACGAGAGATGGCAGCGGAAGGCGTGGATTATCTTCCGGCAGATATCGAATATTCGACAACGGAATGGACGGTAAAGAGGGGCGGCAACTGGAATCACCTCGTGGGGCCACTCAGCAATGTTGTCGGGATCGGGCCGAAGATGATGGCTCAGATTATGGCCTATCGGGGCAACAAAGCACGCGGGCTAGATGTGCAAATGCCAGATCGCATTCGCAAGCTACTCGAAAACCCAAAGACTAAGATTGATTCGCTGTTTCCGATTGCGGACGCCTTTAAGCGATTGCTGCCGGACCCGAAGGAGGCGAACATCATAAGCACTCCGCGGCGGGTGATCGATATTCAACCCAATGGCACTGATCAAGAAGTTCTCGTCTTTTGCTGCGCAGAGAACATTAAGCCGCGCGACGAAAACGAGGAACAGAACATTGCGAAGCGAGGCGGACGGAAGATTGTCGGTGAAACGTCGTATCTTAACCTGCGTCTCGCGGACGACACGGACGTGATCTTCGCAAAGGTCAATCGCTGGGATTACGAGCGCCTTGGCCGACCGATCGTGGAGCGTGGACGGGCAGGAAAGGCGCTCTATGCCGTGAAGGGTAGCGTACCGAGGGACTTTAGAATGATCTCAGTAAAAGCAGTGAAACACATAGGAGACTTGGATGCTTGACCTTGCAGCAGGTGTAGCGGCGTTCATGTTGGTTCGGGCGGGGAGAGGGGGAAGTCCTGATAAAGAGATTTACAAACCGAATTGCAAATGGTGCGTGAATTTTTTCGATGGAGAATTCTGCCAGCAAGGCCGGGTGTCCTCAGATGGTAAACTGGTTCTTGCAAACGGCAGCATGATCCCTATCGAGAGAGCCGCAAAGGCAAGGGACATGCGAGAGCCCGACGCACCTTGCGGGCCTTATGGCAACCAATACCAACAGAAGCCGGGGGCTGATTTTATCGAATGGTTGGCCCCGGCCGGAATTGCTGCTTTTGCGGTCATTTCGTTCCTGATTTGGTTAGCGGCATAAAACACATAGGAGACTTGGATGGCTGACGTTATTTGCATCGTTGATCATTACGGCGACATGTACAAAATGCGAAATGGAGACGCCTTCAATAATAAGGCGCTTCTAACGACCGCACGATCAATCGCTAATCGATATGCCGATTTATCAAAACAACTCGAAAATGCCAAGGAAAGGGCGGCGGAATGCGAAAAGCATATTGCCGATCTCAAGAAACAAGCAATCGTAATCGGACTGGAGCTAGAGCCATGAAAAACTTCATCGATGGATTCTACAACGTGTTGGCGCTGATCGGATCGGTGGCCTGCGTGACTGCGATCTTGGTTGCTTTGGTGGGGGCTTAGGGATGGACATCATATCTGGATTGATCTGGGTCGCGATTGCCTTTTGCTT